GCCGAACCAGTACACGGTTCGCTCCGGTGCTACCCTGTCCGCGCAGGACACCACCGAGACCAGCACGACCCTGCAAGTCGCAACCCAGAAGGGCGTGGACGTTTCGTTCTCGTCCGTTGACCTGACCCTGAGCCTCCAGGACTTCAGCCAGCGCATTCTGGAACCGGCGATGGCCGTTCTTGCCGCCAACATCGAAGCCGACGCGCTGTCGATGTACAAGAGCGTGTACAACCTCGTCGACAACGACGCCGCCGCAATCTCGTTCCTGAACGTGATGCAAGGCCGTCAGCGCCTGAACGAGAACCTGGCCCCGATGGACAACAGCCGCACGGCTCTCCTGTCCAACTCCCACACGACAAAGCTCGTGGATGCGCTGAAGGGTCTGTTCCAAGACTCGTCGGCCATCTCCAAGCAGTACCGCGAGGGCATGATGGGCCGCACTGGTGGCTTCGACTTCTACGAGAACACTCTCGTGTCGGATCACCAGACGGGCACCGCCGCGAAGACGACCGGCTACCTGACGAACGGCGCTACCCAATCTGGCGCGTCGATCACGGTGGACACCGGAACGACCTCGTTCCTGATTGGTGACGTCATCACCTTCGCGGGCGTGTTCCGCGTCCACCCGGAAACCAAGGTCTCGACCGGTGTTCTCCAGCAGTTTGTCGTGACCGCCAACAGCGGCACCTCGGCAACCACGCTGGCGATCAGCCCGTCCATCGTGGCGACCGGCGCTCGTCAGAACGTGTCCAACACGGTCGCTGACAACTCGGCTGTCGTGAAGATCGCTGCCGGTGCGAGCGAGCTGGTGAACTCCAGCATGGTCTACCACAAGGATGCGTTCACCTTCGCCACGGCTGACCTTGTGCTGCCGACCGGCGTTGACTTCGCTGCCCGCGAGGTGATGGACGGCCTGTCGATGCGCGTGGTCCGTGACTACTCGATCTCGGACGACACGTTCCCGTGTAGAATCGATATCCTTTACGGATTTAAGGCAATCCGCCCTGAGCTTGCTTGCCGTATCCACGCAGACGGCTAAGTAGAAGCCTTCCCCGCACTCCTGTATAATCTGAATACGGATTTACAGAGTGCGGGGGTTCTATGGGTTCAGTGTTGGGTGCGGTTTGCTGCATCAAGGAATGTGATCTGCCTGTTCTGGCGGTTGGCTTGTGCAACAAGCATTGGCGCAGGAACAAGCGGTATGGTTCTCCGGCGTTGGCTGAGAGAACATCAGGGTTCTTCAAGGGCATGACAACGCCCGAGCGGTTCTTCGCTCAAGTTGTTGAGAATAAAGACGCTTGCTGGGAGTGGCCCGGCGGCAAGGATCAGGATGGCTACGGTGTGTTCCGTGGCGAGGTTCTTGGCGTTCCGTACACGAGGGCTCACCGCTACTCGTGGGCATTTCACAATCAGCAGGTGATACCCGAGGGCGGCATCATTTGCCACTCATGCGACAACCCGCAGTGCACCAATCCAAAGCACTTGCGCTTGGGTACGCACGAGGACAATCAGCGTGAGCGCCGCTCCAAGGGGCGTCACGGAAGCAATAGGACTCCAGCCGCGAAGCTGACCCCGGAGATGGTTCGGGAGATTCGCAGCGCGGATGGGAGGCAAGCGGACATCGCTGCCAAGTTCGGCATCACACAAACAACAGTCTCAGACATAAGGCGCCGCAAGAGTTGGGCGCACATTGACTAGGAAGGCCCTTCGGGGCCTTTTTTAATGACCACAGCACTAACACTCATTACCGACGCTCTCATCGAGATCGGCGCGCACGACCTCGGACAGACCGTGCCCGCTGAAGATGCGGCGCTTGGTCTGCGCTATCTCAATCGCATCATGGAGCGGTGGTCGAACTCTCCCGGCCTGTTCCCTGTGCTGCCCGAGATCAGCGTTCCCATGTCGGGCGCGGCTTCGTACACCATCGGGCCTACGGGTAACGTGGTTTCCACCCGTCCGCTGCGCATCGACCGCGCCACGTTCGTTCTGGGGGAGGTGGAATACCCGGTCAACGTGCTGTCCCGGCAGGAATGGGACGCTATCGCGGTGAAGAACGTGACCGGCTCGCCCGTGTCTGATGTGTGGTTCGACGCTTCGGTGACGAATGCCCGCATCTACACATACCCGATTGCAGACACCGGCACGCTGAAGCTCGACGCTCCCACGCTGCTTGCCACGTTCGCCAGCACTTCCACAACGCTGACGCTTCCTGTCGGCTACGAGTCGGCCATTGTGCTGACCCTTGCAAGCGACATCGCTGGGGCATTCCAGCGGCCTGTAACGCCTGATCTGCGGGCGCGTGCTGCCGGTGCTGTTCGCGTGCTGAAGCGCATGAACTCCGAGCCGCTGCTGGTGTCTGTCGGCATCGTTGGCGAGCAGGACTTTGAAGTGCAAAGGGGCTACTGATGGCGACCGTATCTGCTGGCTCGTTTGCGCGAGTCTTCTGCCCGCTGGCGAGTGATGTCACGGTGACGCCTGGCGCTCAAGCCCGCGTGATCGTGGACGACAGGGACGCAGGCGGCGCGGTGATCCAAGTCATCAACGCTGCGACCACGTTTGCAGTATCTGCGGGCTCGTCGGTGCAGATCGAAGCCATCAACGCCGATGCGACCTACGATGGCGATGTGCAACTTCTGACCCCTGGCGGTGGTGTTGCTGCGCTGTCCGAAGTCATCTCCGAAGTGGCTGCTACGGCTTCTGCTGGGGCAACCGTGCTGACAGGCGCAGGCACATATGCCGGGTATCGCTGCACCGTGGCTGCTGGAAACATCACGGTCTACGACAACACTGCGGCATCTGGCAAGGTGCTGGTTCCGACCACGGCGCTTGCGGTGGGTTCGTTCCCGATTTACGGTGCGGGCCATCCTGGCCGCGTGGCAGTCACAACCGGCGTGCACGTTGTGCTGTCTGGAGCGGCGACTGTGCAAGTTGGGGTTGAGGCCGCGTAATGGCGACTTACTACGTCAACCTGTCGGCCAGCACAAACGGAAGCGGCACCGAGGTAAGCCCATACAACGCGCTTGCCTCGCTTCCTACGCTGTCGGCGGGTGATGTGGTCGAGGTTCAGCCAGGAAGCTCTCAAACCATGAGCGCGGCTTACACGGTCAGCGGAACCGGGACGCTAGGCAACCCCATCATCATACGGGCCAATCCCGCCATGTCTGGCGCAAAACCGCAGCTTCGGATTGTTTCCGAGGGGCAGGTCGGCATCATCGTCACGGGGCGCTCATACGTTCGGCTTGAAAACCTAAAAATCGTCGGCGTGTCTTCGTGGACGAGCCAGAACACGGTCGGCGTTCGCCTGAATGGTGGCTTGACAGGCATTGTTCTTGAAGGTGTTGACTGCCAATACTGCCGGTTTGATCTGGTTGGAGGATTTGCAACCAACGGGATCACTCTGAACAACTGCCAAGCACTCGACAACGCCACGGACGGAGTGCGGCTGTTCAGTGGAACCGGCACTTACGTCTGGCAGAACATCACGATTCGCGGCGGCACCTACAACCGAAACGGAACCGCAGCAGGCGCAAACGGTGCGGGGATCAGTGTCTATGTTCAGAACGGGCACACTGGCACCACAATTCAGAACCTGACCATTGAAGGGGTCACGGTCGAGAACAACTACCGCAGCGGGATCGTTACGAACGATGATTCGGTGGCGTGGGCGACGGTCATCGGCGTTGCCAACACAACCCCGCCGACTCGGCAGATAAAGGGTCTGCGCATCTACAACAACCGATCCAGAAGGAACGGCGGTGCTGGCATTGGTGTACAGGCCGCGCAGCCATCTTCCTCAATGCCTGTTGAGGTGTCGCGGAACGTGTGTGAGGACAACTCGACCCGCACGACTCTTGGCAACATCTGGACGGGTGGCTGTCTGAGCCCGGTGATTGAGTGGAACACCTGTCTCCGCGCCAACAGCAACGGCACGGTTACCGGAGACGGGTGCGGAATCTTCGATGACCAATGGAACGATGGCGCAATCGTTCGTTTCAACGAGATCGAGGGCAACGTTTTCAACAGTGTGCTTCCTAACCCGAACTACACGGCATACGGTATCGGCATCTACCGCTGTGCAAACGGCAAGCACTACAGCAACCGGATCTCAAACTGTCGGCATGGGTTCGTGATCGGCTACCTGTCTGGCGCAACTGCCCCGACGATGAGCGGCGTTGAGGTTTACAACAACACCCTCTCGGACGTTGATGTGTATGCGTTCTCCGTGTGGTCGGACACGCCATCGTCTGCAATCACGTTCTCCAACAATCTGATTGTCAACGCGGGGCAGGACATCGAAGCGCAGTCAAGCGGTGCGGGTGCGCAGACGTATCAGGGCAATGTGGCGTCTGATGTCGGCACCAAGTACACAGGGAACAACGTGGGCGCTGCCGCGTTTGACCATACCGTCACGGTTGACGTTACTTCTGCGGATCGACCGCTTCCCGGCTCGCCACTGCTGACCTCTGGCGCTAACCTCGGTTACGTCCGCGACATCGAAGGCAAACAAAGCCGCAAGCACATCGGCGCTTATGGGGCAGCAATGCTGCGGGTGCGGTAATGCAGATCCCTTTCGTTGGCTGTCTACAGAGTGTTGCCAGCGTGAAGGCGGCGCTTTGCCGACAGGTACGCCGCATAAGCCAGTTCTGCCGTATCGAAATGCCCAAGAAACAACCGCTCCCCACCAAGGCTGAGGCGGGCGCAAAACTTGCCGGCCATCTTGTGAACACCAAGGAACCCGCTAGTGTTGTTCCGGTGCGGTTTGCGCTGGTTTTGGGCGTTGACGCTGCGCGGAGCATCACGAAGGTTCTCAATTCTATTGTTCGTGGTGTCGCCGTTGATGTGGTCAATGTGACCGGTCGGCATTTCCCCGTGGTGCCAGAGCCAAACAAGACGATGCGCCTTGTACTTGACGCTGCCAATCTTGATGTTCAGGTATCCGCCATCCCAATGGCCGGCTGGCTTGCCCTGCCTGTCGGGTCGCATCTTGTGCGCTTTGATGCGCGTCCATGTGTCGGACTGCGGATCGTAGTGAAGAACCTCGCGCAGACGCTGCGCTGTAAGATCGGCTGTAGCCATGAAGCACTCCTGTTGCTGATTGGTCAGAGGCCCGAGTGCGTTAGTAGCGCATTGCGGGCCTCGCTATTTTATCGGCAATGCAATGGCTGAGCTAATGTTTGTAGGCCCTAGCTACTCGCTTACGACCTACAAGGCCAGTGCGCAACGGTCGGTGAACATGCACCTCGTCGGCATGGAAACACCTTCCAAGGCTCCGTTCATCCTCGACGCTGTTCCCGGCCTGGCGCAGTTTTGCGACATGGGTGCGGCTATCCGGGGCAGCATTGATGCGAATGGCCGCTGCTTTGTGGTGGCGGGATCGACGCTGTACGAAGTCTCCTCGGCTGGCGTGAAAACGGCTCGGGGCACTTTGCTGACCACGACCGGCGCTGTCTGGATGCGCTGGGGTCTGACGCAACTGGTCATCGTTGATGGTCAGAACGGCTACACGCTGACGCTGGGGTCCAATGTGTTCGCGCAGATCACCTCGGACGCCTTCTACGGCTCATCGACGGTTTCGTATCTCAACGGGTACTTCGGATTTGTCCGTCCTGACACGCAGCAGTTCTACGTCACGGCGATTGACGACGCTTCGACGCTGGATGCTCTCGACTTCGTGAGCGCAGAGCGGGTGCCGGATGGCTTGGTTGGCGCGATTGACGACCACGGGCAGATCATCATGTTCGGCTCGCTGTCTATCGAGATTTGGGACGGCTACAGTTCTTCCACGTTTCCCTATCAGCGCAACAACGGTGCAAGCATCGAGGTCGGTTGCATGGCGGCGCACTCGATCCGCCAGGCCGACAACGGCGTGTTCTTCATCGGGCGCGACAAGAACGGCGCTGGGATGGTCTACAGGCTCGCGTCTGTCACTCAGCCTATCCGCGTGTCTACTGTCGCAGTGGAGGAGGCTCTGGCGGCCTCTACGGACCTCTCGCAAGCAGTCGCGTGGGTGTACCAAGAGCGGGGCCTCACGTTCTACTGCCTCAACGCTCCCGGCGTGGATTCGACTTGGTGCTACGAGATCAGCACGGGTCAATGGCATGAGCGTGCCGACATCGACGGGCTGGGTGAGTTTGAAGCGTGGCGCGTGGATCACTGCGTGTTTGCTCACGGCAAGCATCTTGCGGGCGGATCGGACGGCATCCTCTACGAGATGAGCCGGGAATATCAGGACTTTGCGGGCGACGCTCGGGTGTGTGAGCGCATCTCTCCCCATACCGCATCTCCCTCGCTGGATCGGCTGTCGTTCAGCGCGTTCATTCTTGATTGCACGACCGGCGAAGGCCCACAGGTCACGGTGCCTGTCGTGGAGCTGTCGTGGTCGAACGATGGCGGCGCGTCATTCGGTAATCCCGTACAGCGATCAGCGGGTGCGGTGGGTGAGCGATTCGCCCGCGTGGTCTGGCGTCGTCTGGGCTCGGCTCGCAATCGTGTGTGGAAGGTGCGCTTCGCTGATTCCGCCCCGTTCTCCATCATCAGCGCGGAGATCCAGTGAGCCTGCCGACCTACACCAAGAACGAGCTTTTGGACGGGCTCACGTTCTCGCAAGCCTCGCTCCATTCGGCGTTTCCCGGCACCACTGGAGCCAACGAGATCAGCGGCGTGTCTCGCGTGTCTGCCAACGTCGCAGCGGCTACAGGTGGGCAACGCTCGCTTGTGGCGACTCTCACGTTCATCGTTCCCGCTTCGACAGTGCGCTGGGTCGGCTGGTGGGACGGCTCCAACTTCCTCGGCTGCACCCCAAACGGTGGTGCGACCCCGAAGAACTTCGTCTCTCTCAGCAGCACGGACACGATCTACAGCCCATCGCACGGGTACACAGACGATGCGGCAATCGTGTTCTGGAACGGCACTGCCCCGCAGCCTCTCGCCGCTGGGACTGTGTATTACGTCCGAGACGCCGCGACGGACACCTTCAAAGTCGCAACGACTGTCGGCGGCACTGCCGTAGACCTCACCACTGCATCCTCGTTCGGCTGCGTTGTCTCCGCAATCGTGGAGAAGACCTACGCCGCATCAGCAACGCACGCCGTAACGGTGGGCACCTTCTTAGTACCGGACTGACACATGGCAGCTTCCATCACGATCTATCACAGCTTCCGCGAGTACATTGCGGACGGCACCATCGACCTTGACACCGACTCTTTCAAGGTGTCGCTGCACTCCAGCTCCTACACGCCCAGCACTTCGCACGCGGTGTATGCCGACCTGACGAACGAACTGAGTACCGCCAACGGCTACACCAACGGCGGCGCGGCTCTCGGCTCGGTGACGTGGAACCGCTCCGGCGGAACCGTCACCTTTGACGCTGCCGACACCACTTGGACGGCCTCGGGCGGCTCCATCGTGGCGCGATATGCCGTGATCCGCAAGGACGGCACGGCAAACGCCATCGTGTCTCCGCTGATTGCCTACATCCTGCTCGACACGACCCCGGCGGATGTCACGGCGACCACGGGCAACCCGCTGACGCTGGCCTGGAACGCTTCCGGCATCTTCACGCTGTCGTGATGAAACCGCTTCACTGGTTTGTGCAGTTGTTCATCTGCCTCGACCAGCTCGCCAATGTGCTCATCACGCCGCTGTCAGGTGGCGCGTGGGCTGACGAAACGCTTTCCTGCCGCGCTTACCGCATGTGGCGAGACGGGAAGCCTTGGGGCCGTCTGATGATGCCGGTGATCGACTTCCTCTTTGCTTGGCAATCGCTGCCCGATGGCGCTATCGGGCACTGCCACGGCGCGTATCTCAAAGAGCGCGCCAAGTACAACCATCCGCCGGAGATGCGCCTGTGATTGTCGAATCAAGCTACACAGAAGGCCCCACGCAGCAGGATGGGCGGCGCTACGTCACCGAGCGGCATGTCGATGACCGAGGCCAGGTGTACACGCACGAATGGCTGGGCTCTCAGGAAGCCGGCCCGGTGCTGGCTGCGCGTGCTGCGCGACTGTCTGCGCTCATCACCGAGCAGCGCGAAGCCGAGGCGCTTGTCTCTGGAACACTCCTGCCGCTGACGAAGCTGAAGTTCCGCGAAATGTTCATTTCCACCGAGCGGGCAGGCATCGACGCTTTCCGCGTGGGGCTGGAGGCAAACCCGATGCTATCGACTGAGCAGAAAGCCGCGATCCGCACCGGCTTCGCGGACTTCGACACGGCTCAGAACATCGTCCGCCCGTTCCTACCGCAAGTGGTGGCGATGCTTGACCTGTTCGTGTCGCTGGGACTGCTGACGACTCAACGCCGCGCCGAAATCATCGAGGCAGGCAATGGCTAACCCCGGCTACGTCGATTCCGCAGCAGCCGGCACCGGCACGGGCGCATCGTGGGCGAACGCAAACACCACGCTGACGCTCGCCATTGTGGATCAGTCGGCGGGAGACACCATCTACGTCAGCGACACGCACGCCGAAAGCACGGCAAGCGCTGTGACGCTGACGTTCCCCGGCACGCTGGCGAGCCCGAACAACGTCATCTGCGCGAACGATGCCGCAGAGCCACCGACTGCCGTTGCAACCACCGGCACAGTCACCACGACGAACAACAGCGCAATCAATACGGCTGGCTCTGCTTTGTTCTACGGGCTCGAGTTTGTGTCGGGCTCAGGTGCGACGGGTGGCGCAAACATCAACTTGGCGACCGGCGACGGCAACTCGCAAACTTTCGAGTCCTGCTCCTTTCGTGTTGCCACGACCTCAACCGCTGCCAGGCTGAACTTTGGCCCAACGACGGGAGCGGGTACACAAGAGGGGGCGATCCTCCTCAAGAACTGCATCGCACGTTTTGGCTCAGTGTCGCAAGGCGTGTCGATGTTCAACCGGCGCGTCCGGTGGGATGGTGGTGGGCTCGCCACATCGACTTCTGCAATCACCACGTTCGTGGCGACCGCTCCGTCATCCGGCGTGGATGCAGTGTTTTCTGGCCTCGACCTGTCATACGGCGATGCCGGAATGAACCTCGTGGCGACGGCGGCTCTCGCCTACGGCAAGATTGTCTTCCGCAACTGCAAACTGCCCGGATCGTGGTCGGGCTCTCTGTTGGCTGGTGCGCCGACGCAGGCGTGCTTCCGCGCCGAGATGCACAACTGCGACTCTGGCGACACGAACTACAGGATGTGGGTCGAGGACTACGCTGGCAGCATCCGCAGCGAGACGACGATTGTCCGCACTGGCGGCGCGTCTGACGGCACCACGGGCCTGTCTTGGAAGATGGCATCTTCGGCCAACGCCGAATATCCGCTCATCACGCTCGACAGCCCGGAGATCGTGCGTTGGAACGACACGACCGGCTCTGCCATCACGGTAACGGTCGAGGTGGTCACGGATAACGTGACGCTAACCAATGCTGAGTGCTGGGTCGAGGTTCAATACCTCGGGACTTCAGGCTTCCCGCTGGGCTCATTCGTCAGCGATGCAAAGGCCGACTTCCTCGCCACGGCTGCGAACCAGACCAGCAGCAGCGAGACATGGACGACTACCGGGCTCGGAACGCCGGTTAAGCAGAAGCTGTCGGTGACTTTCACCCCGCAGGAGAAGGGCTACATCCACGCAGTTGTAAAGCTCGCCAAGGCCAGCACAACCGTTTACGTCTGCCCGAAGCTCGACGTAACCTGACATGACCCAGCGGCTGATCCCCGGCGGGCCGTTCGTCAATGAGACGGGCAGCGCCCAACGCCTGATTCCGGGCGGGCCGTTTGTCAACGAGACTGTTAGCGCAGGCGGGGGCGTTTCTGTCAGCGTCCCCGCGGCGGCTCTAACGCTAACCGGGTACGCGCCGACAGTCACCAATCCGCTGTCGATAGCCATCCCTGCGGCTAGTCTGACACTGACCGGCTACGCGCCGACAGTCTCAACGCCGCGCACGATTTCTGTCCCGGCCGGTTCTCTTACGCTGACGGGGTTCGCCCCGACGATTCAGAACCCGCACAGCATCGCGATTCCTGCGGGTGCGCTGACTCTCACGGGCTACGCCCCCACGGTCACGACTGCGGCGGCGGGCACGACTGTCTCTGTTCCTGCTGCATCTCTCACGCTGACGGGTTACGCGCCGACTGTCTCCATCTCGGCAGTCATTGCGATCCATGCGGGTGGGCTGACGCTGACGGGGTTTGCCCCGAACGTTTACCTCACTGCCGGGACGATTGTTGACGTTCCTGCCGCTGGCCTGAGCCTGTCGGGGTTTGCTCCGACTGTGTACACGCTGGGCGGCACGACTGAAGCGGTGATGTACCTGCCAATCCGCTCCTTCGCGGGTGGTGGTTCGCCGACAGTCGGAAACTCAAACCTCGACACGCTGAAGTCGCTGCTTCCGCGTCAGCCGCAGATCGCCATGAACCCTGACGGCACGATGTCTGCGCCGTGGTATCGGTTCTTTGACTACTTGGTGAACAACTACCTCGACGCGCTGAACCAGCCGACCATCGCTGACATCGTGGCCTCTGTGGACGAGTCCAAAGCAGCAGCGACGACCGCCACGCAATCCATCGCGCTTGTCGCGCAGCAGACCCAAGCCAACGCCGACGCACTCGCTGCGACGGTGGAGGTTGTGACCAACAGCGCACTTCCGGGATCGTCACAGATTCCGCCCGTGAGCCGTTCCTATCTGGAGCCCTGAAATGACGTTTGAAGAACTGCAAGCCTTGCTCGGGTATGACGCCCTAGCCCCGATGTACCAAGACCTCGGCGGGCAGGGGAACCCCTTCTACGCTGCCAATCCCGAAGGTGGCCCGGGTCAGTATCTCGGCGTGACGGGTGCGCAGGCGTACAACCAGTTCGATCCGTCGTTCTTCGACCCGTACACGTTCGACTGGAACCCGTCCGGCCCCGGCAACTCGGGCACGGTGTCTGCGTTCAAAGACGGTCAATCGCAGGGTTCATGGAGTCAGTACGACACGCCGTTCTCTGAGACGCTGCGGGATGGCCTGATGACTGCGGGCGCTGCGTTCGGCGGGCTTGGCCTGGCGGGCGCTGGGCCTCTCGGCGGGATGCTCGGCGGTGCTGGTGCAGGCGCTGGCAGCATGGGCGCAAACGGCGCTTTCCTTGGCGAAGGTGTCGCGTCTGGCGTCGGTGCTTGGGACGCTGCGGCGGGCTTGGGCTCACTCGGCGGCGGTGCTGCGGGCGCTGCGGGTAGCGGCAGCGTGTTCGGCGGTTCGCTCCCAGAATTCGGGATGAGCGGGCTCGGCGGCGGCTCTGCTCTCGGCGGCGGTGCTTCTGCGGCTTCGTCGCTGATCCCCGGCATCAGCAACGGCTCGCTCCTGAGCGTGGGAGGAAACCTCCTGAGCGGCTACATGGGGCAGCGTGCATCGGGCAAGGCTTCGGACGCTTTGTTGCAGGCAGGGCGCGAGTCGAATGCGCTTCAAAAGCAGATGTACGACCAGACCCGCGCAGACTTCGCCCCGTACCGTGAAGCGGGTTACGGTGCGCTGTCGCAGATGCAAAACCTGCTCAAAGACCCGTCCTCCCTTGCGCAGCAGGGCGACTACCAGTTCGGCCTCAATCAAGGCATCAAGGCGCGGGATCAGTCGGCAGCATCGAACGGGATGCTCTACAGCGGCGCGCAGCAAAAGGCGCTGACGCAGTACGGCACTGATTATTCAAACACCAAGCTCAACGAGTCATACAACAGGCTTGCGGGGCTTGCAGGCACCGGGCAGACGGCCACGGGCAGCACGGCCAACGCTGGGCAGAACTACGGCAACCAAGTGGGCAACACGCTTCAGTCGATGGGAAATGCGAGGGCATCCGGCTATGTCGGAGGCGCGAACGCATGGAACAACGCCTTCGGAAACATCGGCAACATGCTCCAGCAGCAAGACGTCTACAAGAACCCGTTCGGAGGCTGAACCATGCTCGACGCACGAATCCCCCTTGGTGTCCAGCCGATGCAGATCGAGCCCCGTGAAAACGCACTGATGCGCATGTATCAGGTGCAAGGGGCGCAGCAGCAGCAGCAGTTGAACGCGCTGAAGATGGCCGACTATCAGCGGGCGGCGCAGAAGGAACTGCAAGACCGTGAAGAAGCGGCTAAGAAGCAGGCGCAGATGGACGCGGCTCTGCGTGCAATTCCGTCGCCTCAAGGCCAAGCCATCGCATCACTCGGGCGCAATGCTTCGCCGACGAACGCTAACGCGCAACGGATGCCGCAGGTTGACCCGCGAGCGCAACAACTGTGGCAGATGATGCAGGCCGGGCTTGTGAAGCCGAAGGACTACATGGACGTTGCATACCAGCAGCCGGAGTTCATGGTTGCAGGCCCGGGATCTGGGATTGTTGACAAGCGCACCGGTTCGGTGAAGTCGAATATCCCGTTTAAGCCTGAAGCACAGAAACTCCCGGCCGTGGGTGAACTTCAAGCCTTCCGCGACGGCCTGCCAGAAGGCGACCCACGCAAGCGCGAAGTGCAAGGCGTCATCGACAACATGACCCGTCCGCCGAAGTACGCAAGCGCACCGTCTGGCCCCGCTGCTGGCGGCGCAACGATGCCTCCCCCGAAGAAGTCCGGGCCGATGTCGGTGACGCTCCAGAAGGAACTGCTAGAAAGTGATGACCTTGTGAAGTCGTCAGCCGAAGTTGTGCGAGCGCTTGAGTCTGCAAAAAAGCAGAACCAAGACGCCTACTCCGGCTATCTGGCAAAGCCGCGTGCCGTGTTGCGCAGCAATCTTCCGGGCGCATCAGCGGGTGCCGATGCCACCATCGACATTGACAACCTGATGACGGGTCAGGGCTTGGAGCAGATGAAGTCCATCTTCGGCGCAGCGCCGACAGAAGGCGAGCGAAAGATTCTGCTTGAGATGCAGGCATCGGTGGACAAGACGCCGAAGCAACGCGAAGCCATCATGGATCGGGCTATCGCTGCGGCGAAGCGCCGTGCGGAATATGCCACCAAGAAAGCGGCGGCGATTCGTGACGGCAGCTATCTGACTGATGGCATACCCGAGACGCAAGAACCGCCGACCAAGCCGAACACCGCCAAGACCGTCAAGCGCACCGGCACCAGCAACGGCAGGAAAGTGGTCGAGTACACCGATGGGAGCATCGAATATGCCGATTGACCCGAAGGCGGTGAAGTGGGACGCGCCTGATCCTGCGTCGATCCAGTGGGACGATGAGAAGCCGAAGAAGCCCGCGCTGATGCAGAACATGCAGACGGCGGCGGCTGGCGCGCTCCGTGGCGCAGGCTCCATCGGCGCTACGCTCATGGCACCTCAAGACATGCTTGAGGATGCGTTGACCAAGATGATCGGCGGCAAGAACGGTGCGAAGTCGCGCAACGATCAGCGGCGAGAGGACATGACCGGCGCGTTCAAGGGTGCGGGCATCGACACGGAATCGCTGATGTTCCAAGGCCCGAAGATGGCTACGGAAGTCGCGGGCACTCTCGGCGCTGGGCCTGCTGTCGCGGGTGTGTTGGGCACCGTGCCGCAGATCGCGGCGCGCGGTGGAGCTCCATTGCTTCAAGCCATTGCAACGGGTGGCACTCGCGCCGGGAGCATGACAGGCGCGGCTGGGCTCGGCGTCCGTACAGCAGGCGGTGCGGTGGCCGGTGGTGCGTCGGCTGGCCTAGTCAATCCTGATGATGCTTTGCTTGGTGCTGTTATCGGCGGCGCTGCGCCTGGCGTGATTCAGGCACTCGGCAAGGGCGGGCAGGCTGTCGGCTCTGTGTTCAAGTCTCCATCTAAGCAGGCTGCGGAACGGCTGGCGAAGGCGCTGGACATCGACCCGCAGACGGCTGCGGCAATGCTTCAGAAGCAGCAGACGATGATTCCCGGCTCGCAGCCGACCGTGGCGCAGGTGATGCGGACTCCCCAGGCAAGCACGCTTGAGCGCATCGTGAGCGAGAGTCCGGGCGGTGCTGGCCTGAAGGTGCGCTATGACCAGCAGAACGCGGCACGGCTGGCGATGCTGGACGCGGTGGCCCCGACCAATCCGCTCGGCACTCGCTCGGCGCAGCAGGACTTTGGAACGTCTGCGCTCAAGGTGATCCGCGACGGCGACAAGGCCGCGAAGGGCGCGACCTCTGCGGCGTATCAGTCACTTCCGCAGGACGAAGCCGCGTTCTATCTGCCTGATCTGGCGGCTGTGCGTCAGCAGATGTTCACCTCGGGCTCGTTCGCTCCGCGTGGAGCGGTAGACGACGCGGTGAACACTGCGCAACGTATCGGGATCACGACAGTTCCCGGCGTGGTGCCGACCCGCTCAGGCGCTCCGGGTCAGTCTCTCGCGCAGGCGGTGCGCAAGGCTGGCGGCTTGTCGATGCAGAACAATGGCGGGCTTCGCGGCGAGACTGCTGCGATGCGCGGCGAGTTCAAGAACATCATCCGCAAAGATGGCAAGTCTCTAGACGAGATGGCCGGGATCATGGCTGAACGCGGGTTCATCGCTGACGACAGCGCCGACACGCTGATTGAGGCCATGAAGAACGAGGCCAGGGGAGGGCGCTCTGTCTCCACGTTTGACGATTTCGACCGCACCATGCGGGCGGCGCAGGAATCCGCGATGGGTGACGCGCCAGGCGTCCAGAAGATCCCGCAGAAAGTGACGCTCCGTGAGTTCGATGATCTACGCAAGGACATCGGCTCGGCGCAGCGAGAAGCCGCGAAGGCTGGCCGGGATCGCGAGGCGTTGGCGCTGTCGAAGATGAAAGAGGCGATGGACGACCGCGTGAATGAGGTTGTCCGTGGTGATGGTCAGATTGACGAGAACCTGCCGATTGATTGGGTGAACCGGCTGGACGATGCCCGGAAGCTCAAGCTCGCTCAAGTGCAGAAGTTCCGCACCGGCCCGCAGGCTGAAGCGTTCCGCACCGGATCCGATGGTCTGCCGAAGATGCAAGGCGGCGAGTTCGCGCCGAAGGTATGGGGCAACCGTCCCGGCATCGCTGACGACATCCAGCAGTTCCGCAAGGTGGCCGACGAGAACCCTCGGCTTCTCGGGCAGTTCCGTTCGATGGTGACGACCGAAGGCGCATCTACAGCGTCCGCTGGCGGGAACCTGACAAGCAAGTTCGTCAAGTGGGTGGACAACTCGCTTCCGGGGCTCAAGGCATCGTTTGATCCGGGTCAGGTCAAGATGCTGCAACGCATCGCGGCTGACATCAGGCGGGCGAATGTTGCCGATGCTGTTGGCGCTGCGAAGGGTTCGCCTACGTTCCAGAACGCAAGCAATGCGCTGTCTCTAGGGGTGCTTGATAGCCCAGCACTCTCGGCCATTGCGAACCGGGTGCCGTTCGGCATGGGCGCGACCGCGCTAGGCGCTGTCCGTGAACCGGCTCGGGAGCGTATGGCGCGTGAACTGGCGAACTACCTTGCCAATCCGCAGCAGGCCGCTAACGCTTTGATGCAGCTTCAGAAGGCCCCGAATCGGAATCTGCTGATGGAGTACCTGCCTCGGACTGCTCCGGCCCTAGCGGCCGACCGGTAACTCCGCAGTAGATGCCCCACCCGAAAGCGGCAATTCCTGCCGCGATCAGTTTCCAGATCAAGTAGTCGGTGTATTCCACCGGCAAACAGTACCACAGTCACCCGTCGAGGTGGCTGTTTTCATTAGGGAGTCTCATTTATGGCCGTGCCGTTTCAAGACGGGCTGTCCCAGTTCTTCGACAACAGCGGGAACCCGCTTGCAGGCGGCTTCGTTGACACCTACGCAGCCGGAACCACCACGCGCCAGGTGACGTACACCAACCGCGCCGGGAACGTCGAGCATGAGAACCCCGTCGAGCTGGACTCCGCAGGCCGCGCCTCAATCTGGCTCGACCGCTCGCTGTCCTACCGCTTCGACCTCAAGGACGCGGACGGGACGCTCATCAGCAGCGTAGACAACATCCTTCTGTCTGACGGCTCGTCGCCCGCTTTTTCAGTGGAGAAGTTCACTGCAACCGAGGGGCAAACCGTCATCACGCTGGCCGGTTCCTACACCCCCGGGATCAACTCCATTGCCGTGTATGTCGGGGACGGCGGGGGCCTGTACCTCGTCAGCGGCACCGACTACACGGAGACGACCGGCTCTGTCATCACCTTCACCGAGCCCCTTGCCGAAGGCGAACAGGTAACTGTCGTTTTCGGCAACCTCGTCTCGATCAGCGCACTCGCTGCGGATGAGATCGCCTACACGCCCCCCAGCGGCAACCCTACGACCGCAGCGGCACGGATGGACCGGGTTCTGTACGTCCAGAACTACGGCACGACTACCGCAGCCTTCCAGACCTGTATCGACGCGCTCCCGGCTGTCGGTGGCGTGATCGACGGCGGCTTTGCCACCTACACCGGCATTGGGGCTCTGTCCATCGGCTCCAAGCGGGTGATGTGGCGCAACTTCGGCACGGTCAACGGGCAGACGGCTTCGGATGTCCTCCCCGGGCTTCAGGTGCGTGCGTCCATCGCTGCCTCGGGTCTCCATCAGCTTGAAGTCTCGCCGGATGTGAAGATCAGCGAGCGCGACAACTCGACCGTTATCCGTCCTGCGCTGTACCTGACCAAAGACGCGGACGCGGGTTACGCGGGCATGGGTCTTGCCAAGATCCAGTGGCGCGGCACGACTTCCGCAGGCACGCTCAACACGGACGCTGGCCGCATGGATGGCGTGATCGTTGATGCCGACCCCGACACGTTTACCGCTGTCATGGAGATCAACCCCAACGCCAACGGCAACGGGGAGACTCAGCCTGCGATCAAGTTTCAGGACGGCA